ATTGTATTTCCACATTGTAATGATGAAGGACTTAGTTTAGGGGTGCTTGAGTTTTTTAGAAAAAAACACAATCTACCTTTTTTTAAAAAAGATAATTTTCCATATTGGCAAATATAATGATAATTGAAAATCAACAAGATGCTTTAAATGTTTTGTTAGACCAACAAATACTAGCCTTTTATCAAGGTAATCAAGCAGAAATTGGACCAAGAGCTTTAGGTAATAGATCTTTTCTTTTTGACCCACGTAATAAACATGGTAAAGACATTGTTAATAAAGTGAAAAAGAGAGAGAATTACAGACCTTTTGCGGGAACAATTTTATTAGAGCATGTCAATGATTGGTTTGACATGGGTCATATAAAAGAATCACCGCACATGCTTTTTTCTGTACCAGTAAAACAAAATAAAAAAAATATTATACCTTCTATAGTTCATGTTGACGGCACTTGTAGAATTCAAACAGTTTCGCAAAAACAAAATAAAAAATTTTATGAATTAATTAAATCTTTTTATAAAAAAACAAATGTTCCTATTTTGTTAAACACATCTTTTAATATGGCAGGGGAACCGTTGGTAAACAATGTAAGTCAAGCTTTGAGAACGATAAAAAAATGTAAAATAACCTATCTTTATATTCCAGGAGTTAATTATGATACCAAGTAGCGTAGATGTTTTTGCAACTTCAATTATCAAATTTCAATTTAATCAAAGTGAAATTGAAGATTTATTAGATGAGATAGATCAGAAAAAAAATAAAATAAAAAAAACAAGTTCTTTTTACAATACAACTATTAATGGAAGTGATGAGTACTACACAGATTTTTTAAAACCAACAAAAATACATTCTTTTGAAATGTTAATGAATACAGTAGGTGCTTATTATGTTTCAAACAATTTAAGCTTTAATGTTGCTCATTATTGGACAGCACTCTATGGTAAGAATTCTGTTCACGAAGCGCATAATCATACATCAAATAATTGTAATTTTGCTAGTATATTATATCTTACTAATAATGGCAAAACTACTTTTTACACACCAAATTTTTTATCAAAACAAGAATTTCACGAAGAACAAGCTGAGGTTGGTAAGTTTGTAATTTTTCCTTCACAATTATTTCATAGTGTTTTTTACAAACACAATGCCGAAAGAGTAATTATGTCAGCAAATTTAGATATCAAATGACTAAAATATTTATAGGCACACCTTGTTATGGCAACATGCTTACGGCAGATTACTTTAAAAGTTGTTTACAGCTTACAGCTTTAGCAGCTACTAAAAAAGTAGAGTTACAATTTGGTACAATTGGTAACGAGTCTTTAGTAACAAGAGCTCGTAACACATTGGTGCAGTTGTTTATGGATGACAAACAATACACACATCTTTTGTTTATTGATGCCGATATAGCTTTTAATCCTGAATCAATATTTCGTATGTTAGATTTAGATGAAGATGTGGTAACAGGAGTGTACCCACGAAAGGTAATTGATTGGACAAAAGCTATTAGAAGAGTAAAAGAAAACCCAAAAATTAAAGAAGACGAATTACACGCAGCATCTTTGCAATACAACTTAAACGTTAAAGATCCAAAAAAAGTAATAGTAAAAAAAGGATTTATTGAGGTTTTAGATGGTGCTACAGGTTTTATGTTAATTAAAAGAAACGTCTTTAAAAAAATGGCGTTGGCGTATCCTCATCTTAGATTTAAATCAGATCAACATTTAGGAGATCCTCATGATAAAACATTTGGATATCACGACACATCTGATTGGAACTATGCATTTTTTGACACCATGATAGAGCCAAGTACAAAAAGATATTTATCGGAAGACTATGCTTTTTGTCGTTTATGGCAAAAAATAGGTGGCAAAATATATGCTGACATTATTAGTGGCATAACACATATGGGTAATTACTCATTTAAAGGCAACGTAGCCACTCAATTTTCACCCCAAGAAAAAAAATGAAACTAGATTTACAAGTAAAAGATAATTTTTTACCAAAAGATTTATTCAATAAATTGTCCGTTTATTGTACTACTTTAGATTATGATAATAAAAATATAACATATGGCAAAAACGAACATGTTTTTTATTCAAATCCAATCTACGAAGATGATCCTTTACTTCAAGATTTAGAAAAAGCCATAATTAAAAATTTTAAATTAGGTATTAAAAATCTTCATTTAGCCGCATTTACTTTGGTGCACACAAAAGAACCTACTCCACACAAGGATCAATTAGTTTTTCCAAAAGAAAAACATCTTATTATTTATTTAAATGGCGATCCACATATGAACGCTGGAACAGGTTTTTATGACCCTCAAGGTGATTTTTTTAATTTAAATACTGCTATTGGTTGTTATCCCAACAGATCAATTCTTTTTAGTGCTGATGAGTGTTTTCACTCGCCTTTGTTGTATACTGCAGAAAATTCTCTTCCAAGATTTGCAATTATTATATGGTTTGAACCAGAAATTGATCTTTAGCTTTTAAACAAAATAGGTTAGAATAATCGGCCATGAAACTTGTAGATTTAAAATTCCAACCAGGCATTGACAAACAAGATACCGCTTACTCAGCAGGAGATCAACGTAAATATGTTGACTCAAATCTTGTACGCTTTCACTATGGAAAGCCTGAAAGATGGAATGGTTGGTCTTATTTACCAGATCCAAATAAAACTATTGTGGGCGTGGTCCGTGATACTCATAGCTGGATTGGTTTGGACGGAACCAGGTACCTTGCTTTAGGCACTGATAGAAAATTATATTTGTACTCTGGTAGTGCCCTTTATGACATCACACCTATTAGAGAAACAGCAGCTTTAACAAATCCTTTTACAACAAACGGTACAACAACAGTCACTGTCACTGACGCAAGCCACGGCGCTATTGAAGGAGACTTTGTTACCTTTGATTCATTCTCTACAATAGATGGTTTAGACATGAACAACGAGTTTGAAGTTACAACATATGTTGACGCTAACACATACAAAGTAACACACACTGACACAGCCTCTGGTTCTACATCAGGTGGCGGTGGATCAGGTAATGCTAACTATCAAATTAATATTGGACCCACTGCTTCCACTTATGGATATGGTTGGGGTACAGATACTTGGAGTGCGGGTAAATGGAATGAACCAAGCACCTCTTCAGAAATTACAATTGCAGCGAGAAGTTGGTCGTTGGACAATTTTGGTGAAGATTTAATTGCTACAGTCTTGAATGCTAGCACGTATATAAAAGATCTTTCTGGTTCAATAGACGCAAGAGCAACGGCTTTATCTAATGCTCCTACTGCATCTAGATTTAGTTTGGTATCTACTGATACAAGACACTTAATGATTTTTGGTACAGAAACAACAATAGGTGATACAGCCACACAAGATGATTTATTATTTCGTTTTTCTGATAGAGAAGACGCAACTGATTATACACCAGTAGCAACAAATGAAGCTGGTTCACTGCGTATATCAGATGGTTCTAGAATAGTAGGTGCTGTTAAATCATCAGGTCAAATACTTGTTTGGACAGATACATCTTTGCACGGTATTCAATTTGTTGGTACACCTTTTACTTTTGGTTTGAGACAACTTGGCGCAAACTGTGGATTAATAGCACAGCATGCAGCAGTAGAAATAAATGGTCGTTCTTACTGGATGTCAGATAATTCTTTTTACATGTATGATGGTGTTGTTAAAAAAATGCCATGCTCTGTACAGGATTATGTGTTTGATGATCTCAGTTACACAAACAGAAATGATATTGCTTGCGGTATTAACACAGCTTTTAATGAAATTATTTGGTACTACCCTTCAGCAAATGCTACGGCAATAGACAGAGGAGTTGCTTATAATTATTTAGAAAACACTTGGTATACTGTTAATATTGGAAGAACAACTTGGCTTGGTGCTTATGTATTTGAAAATCCTATAGCTACAGAATATGATGCTTCTGTAACAGCAAATGTATCAACTATATTAGGTTTAACGGCAGGGGCTTCTTATATTTACGAACACGAGTCAGGTAATAATCAAGCAGACGGCACAGCTATTCCTGCCTTTTTAACAACTGGATCCGTTGAGATTGCTGATGGTGATGAGCTTATGTCAGTTAGTAGATTAGTTCCAGACTTTGATAATCTTACCAATAACATGACAGCAACATTAACCTTAGAACAGTATCCACAATCTGCAGCTAATGTAACTACAACAGGCACTATTACTAGCACCACAGAGAAGATTGATGTAAGAGGAAGAGGTAGAGCGGTTAAAATTAAATATGAAACTAACACAGTTGATGACACAGCTTGGAGACTTGGATCTACTAAGTTACAACTTAGACCAGACGGAAGAAGATAATGGCTAAAATAACAATTACACGATTACCTAATGCTACACCAG